TTTTCATGATAATCGTTTTAATATATGTAAATTACCAAGACAGTGCGGTAAAATGTTGGCTCTTGATACTCCATTGCCAACTAAAGAAGGATGGACAACAATTGAAAAAGTTCAAGTCGGAGATACTATATTTGGTAAAGATGGAAAACCAACAACCGTCATTAGTAAATCTCCAATACAGTTTATAGATTCTTATGAAATAGAATTTGAAAATGGAGAAAAGGTTAAATGTTGTGGTCAACATTTATGGGAAGTTTCACATATCAATTGGAAAGGTAGAAAAAGAGTAATAACTACTAATGAACTTATAAGACTAAGAAAGAAAATTCGTTGCATAGCACCTTTTTATGTTGATGTAAATGAATCCATTGAAACCGAAGAAAAAGATCTACCTATTGATCCTTACACATTAGGCGTATTTATCGCAAATGGACATTTATCAAAGGCAATGATATTTGGATATCCAGATTTTCTTGATGATATCATAAAAAATATTAAATTCCCATTAACAAAAAAAGTTAAAAGAAGAAATGCTAATATTTGGGAATATTATTTTGAAACATTTGTTCCAAAACTAAGAGAGTTGGGCCTATGTGATGAAAATAGAAGAATTCCAATGTCTTATTTTAGAGCATCAACCGAACAAAGGGTTGAGCTTCTAAGAGGAATAATGGATGCGAAAGGTGTAGTGGATAAAGATATTGTCTGTAAATTTAGAACAGACGATGAAATATTCATTGAAGAGGTAAAGCATCTTCTGTCTTCATTGGGAATTAAATACAGAACTCATTATATCAATGCTCATCTATTCGGAAGAAAAAAGATAGAATTATTGTTTACAACTTGTAAGTATAGTCTATTTAAAAAATACGAAAAACAGAAAAAACAGAATAGATGTTCAAATCACGATAAGAACTACAAACTGTTTATTCATAAGATAAGAAAAATACCAACAGAACCAATGCAATGTATATCTGTTGATAATGACGATCATCTATTTTTATGTAGCAAATCATTCATACCAACTCATAATTCCACAACAGTTGTATCTTATTTACTTCACTTTGCAGTATTTAATGAGAACGTAAATATTGCAATTCTGGCAAACAAATTGTCCACCGCTAGAGATTTGCTTGGCAAACTTCAGACTGCTTATGAAAACCTTCCTAAGTGGTTGCAACAGGGCGTTTTAAGCTGGAATAAAGGATCTCTTGAATTGGAAAACGGATCTAAAATTCATGCCGCATCAACATCTGCGTCTTCTGTTCGAGGTGGTACTTATAATATTATATTCTTGGACGAATTTGCGTTCGTTCAAAACTCAGTTGCGGATCAATTCTTCAGTTCTGTATATCCAACCATTACTTCTGGTAAATCTTCTAAGGTTATCATTGTTTCAACTCCAAAGGGTATGAATCACTTTTATAGATTATGGGTCGATGCCATAAGAAAGAAAAATAATTATATAGCCACAGAAGTTCATTGGAGAGATGTTCCAGGTAGAGATGATGAATTCAAAAGAGATACAATAAAAAACACAAGTGAAAGCCAGTGGAAACAGGAATTTGAATGTGTTACATTTGATTCTCAGGTTGAAATTCTAGAAAATGGAGAAATTAAACAAATTGATATCGGTCAATTGTATAAAAACTTATTAGAATGAAATTACCAGAAACTGTAGTTTTAAATAAGAATGAAATAAAAATCCTTACTCCATTTGGACATGAGGATTTTTATGGTATCAATAAGGTTGAAAAGGATGAGTATATACACCTAACATTCACAGATGATCGTGAACTTAAATGCTCATTAGATCATCCAATTCAAACTATAGAAGGTATAATAAGGGCCAAAGATTTAGATAAAAACACAGAGGTCTTTACAAAGCACGGCGGATGTTTTGTAAAAAACAAAAAGATTATAAAGAAAAAGATAGATTTATATGATATTGTAAACTCCGGAAAACATCATTTATATTATACAAATGATATAGTATCTCACAACTGCGAATTCTTAGGTTCTGTAGATACTTTGATTTCTGGTGCAAAGTTGGCAACTCTTGTTCAAGAAAGACCAATAAAATCAAATTCTGGATTGGATATTTATGAGGATCCAATTGAAGGTCATAACTATGCAATAACAGTTGACGTTGCTAGAGGTGTTGATCTTGATTATTCGGCATTTGTGATTTTCGATATAACTCAACTTCCATATAAAATCGTTGGTAAATATAAAAATAATGAAATCAAACCAATGATATTTCCATACGTCATTCGTGATACTGCAAATGCCTATAATAATTCATATATTTTATGTGAAATTAATGACGTTGGAGATCAGGTTGCAAATGCACTTCATTATGAAATGGAATGTATAAATGTTTTAATGTGTTTTCAAAGAGGCAGAGCCGGTCAAACTGTAGGTCAGGGTTTTTCAGGAAGAAAGGCTCAAATGGGCGTGAAAATGTCTAAAAATATTAAGAAAGTTGGATGTATAAACCTTAAGGCAATTTTAGAAGAAGAGAAATTAATTGTTCATGATTATGATATTATTCAAGAATTAACAACTTTTGTTCAGAAATCAAATAGTTTTGAAGCTGAAGAAGGTGCTCACGATGACCTTACAATGTGTTTGGTAATTTTTTCTTGGCTTGTAACACAAGATTATTTTAAAGAAATGACCGATAATGATGTTCGTAAGAGATTATACGAAGATCAACAGAAGCAATTAGAACAAGATATGGCTCCGTTTGGATTTATTCTTAATGGTGTTGAAGATGAAGATCAGATAATCGAAGATGATGGTACAGTATGGCATACTGATGAATATGGAGATGTTTCACATTTATGGACATCTTATTCTTTCTAATGTTAAAGTTTATTTTTTAATAAATATTTTTTAGAGAAACTGAAACTTTTTAGGGAGAAAAAAATGGCAACTCCTCAATTATCTCCTGGTATTATTACTAGAGAAGTTGATTTAACTGTTGGTAGAGTAGATAACGTACTTGATAACATTGGCGCTATCGCCGGTCCATTTGAAATGGGTCCGGTAAATGAAGCTGTAAATATTTCGAATGAGCAAGATCTATTATCGATTTTCGGTAGACCCTTAAATACCGACAATCAATATGAGTATTGGATGGCAGCTTCTGAATTTCTATCTTATGGTGGTGTATCAAAAATCGTAAGAGTAGATGGAACCAATCTTAAAAACGCTTGTGTTGGTTTGGCATCAACCACAACTGTAAAAATCGGAAACTTCGATATTTACAACTCACTGTATGCCAACGAAACAAGTGCATATGTCTTTGCATCAAAAACTCCAGGAACCTGGGCAAATGACACTAAAGTTTGTATTGTTGACGATAAGGCCGATCAAACTGTATCAATTCTAAATTCAAAGGCTGCTGCAGTTCCTGGATTTGGAGCATCGTTTGTAGGTTATGGAGTAACATCACCTCTCGTGAATGTTACAATTCCAGGACAATCTTCCGTATTTAACGGATATCTTAAGGGAATCATCACCGGAATTTCTACATCTGATGATGGAACAAAGCAATCTGTTGATATTAAAATCATTTCTAGAGTTTCCAATACTGGAACCGAAACTGCTATTGATTATGCAAGTGGTAATTCATATTCTTCTTTTGTATCAACAAGTAAGTTAGATTTTGTTAACAATTCTGGTCAGGTCGTAAGTGCTTTAGATTCTATTGTTTCTGTTGGTTACACTGGAAACACCGTTCCAGCCGGAGCTAATACTGTTTACAGCAATCTAGCTGGTACAACCACAGGAACTGGCGTTGGAGCCTCGTTTACAGTCTCTAGAGGTTCTACTGGAGCAATCGCTTCAGTATCTGTAGCCTCTTCTGGAACCGGATATTTGGTTGGCGATCAGATCACCATTCCAAGTGCTTCTGTGGGTGGAACTACTTTTACAAATCCAGTTGTAACATCTACAAGTGGATTGGGAACGTTCTTCACTTCAACAGCACACAGAATTGGAACCAATGAACCAGTTTCTTTTGGTTCAAGTTTCCTAAACGGCTCTACCGTAATTGTAGCATCCGGAACTACATATTATGCAACTGGAATTGGAAGCACTTCATTTAGAATCTCGCCTTCCATTGGAGGAGCAACTGTTACTGGTATGGTCAGTGGAGTAACATCCCCAACTATAACCGCAACTGTAACTCATAATGATAACATTGTATTAACTGTACAGTCTGCTTCAGAAAGACTTGTTCTTAGTGCTTCAAATGCTGATATTCTCGATTGGTATGATCAACAAAAACTAAATCTAACAACTCCAATTTATTGGAAGTCGATTGCTCCAAAGCCAAAAACAAATAATTATGTAAGAAATCAAAACGGAAGAAATGATGCTCTTCACGTTGTAGTTGTTGATAGCAAGAATAACATTATTGAAAAGCATCTTAGTATTTCTAAGGCTCTTGATACTGTTTCTGAAGTTAATTCTCCACAGAAAATCTGGTATAAGTCTTATTTGGCGAATTATTCTCCAAATGTTTATGCTGGTTATAACATTTCTGCCGCTGCAGATCCTGTCAATGGATCTACTCCAGTTGCTACTGGATTTAGTTCAGGATTTGTGAAGAATACTCTGGCTCAAGGACTTTGGGGTCAAGATGCTCAAGACAAGACATTTAGTTCTGTTGGAGCAATTACTTACAATCTTAAGAACGGTTCTGATTATTCGACTAACGGTGGTATGCAAGCAACTCTTGCAGATATTATTACCGCTTATCAACTATTCTCAAATCGTAATTCAATTGCAGTTGATTATCTAATTAATGGTCCAAGTTTGCCAACTAAATCTGAATCTCAGAGTAAGGCTTATTCGATCATTTCAATTGCAAATTCAAGAAAAGATTGTATCGCTGTGGTTTCTCCACATAAAGATGATGTTGTTGGAGTTACTAACACTGACACTCAAACAAAGAATATTATTGAATTCTTCTCTGCTCTACCATCAACATCCTATGCTGTTTTTGATAGTGGTTATAAGTATACTTATGATAGATTCAATAATACCTTTAGATATTTGGCTTGCAACTCTGACATTGCAGGTTTGATGGTTAGAACAAATGTTAATGCTTATCCATGGTTCTCACCAGCAGGAGAGCAAAGAGGTGTACTTAATAATGCTATCAAGTTGGCATACACTCCAAATAAGGATCAAAGAGATCTTCTTTATACTGCAAGAGTTAATCCAATTGTAAATCAATCTGGAGTTGGTCTTCTATTATTTGGTGATAAGACTGCGCTTTCTTATGCTTCTGCATTTGATAGAATTAACGTTAGAAGACTATTCTTAACAGTGGAACAAGCACTGGAAAGAACTGCCAATTCTCAATTGTTCGAATTTAATGATTCTATTACTAGAGCAAACTTTGTCAATATCGTTGAGCCTTATCTTAGAAATGTTCAGTCCAAGCGTGGTATTTTTGATTTCAGAGTAATATGCGATGAAACAAATAATACTCCTGATGTAGTTGATAATAATGAATTTAGAGCTGATATCTTCTTAAAGCCAAATAAATCTATCAATTATATCACTCTTACATTTGTTGCAACTCGAACTGGAATCAGTTTCGAAGAAGTAACTGGTAGAGTTTAATTCAAACAATTTTAGAGAGGTTTAACATCAATGGCAACCCTTAGAACAATTACAGGATTTAAAGAAAAGCTGGCTGGTGGTGGAGCCAGAAATAATCTTTTTGAAGTGGATATTCCAGCTTTTCCTGCTCCAATTAATCAGTATTGGACTTCTGAAACCATCAGCAGATTCAACTTCTTATGTAAGTCTGCTTCTCTACCATCATCGAATATTTCTTCAGTTCAGATTCCATTTCGTAATAGAA